CTTCTGGGATTCAGTAGTTATTACTCGTTTCGCGCCAGATACTCGGTGATTAAGCAACGCCAACTGGGACGTGGACGAAGTTTTCAGGAGATCGTGGATTTTCAGCGATTAGACGAATTGCAGGCAGCATTGAGCGATTTTTCAGTGCGCTACACCAAGGACGAATGCCTGGATTTACCGGAAAAAGTTTATATGCAACGCGAAGTGGAGTTGAGTAAGGAACAAAAAGAGGCTTATCACACCATGAAAAAGGAGGCGTTGATGATTATTGAGAACAGTTTGTTCAGTACGCAAAGTGTGCTAACGCAGTTGATGCGGTTGCAACAGGTGGTGGCCGGCAGTTTAAAGGACAGTGAAGGCAATGCGGTTATCCTGCCGAACAATCGGGTCAAGGAAGTGTTGAGTTTGTTGGAGGAAACACGCGGTAAAGTGATTATCTTTGCGGTGTTCCAAACCGACATACAGGAATTGGAGCGTGCCATAGGCGAGAAGTTTGGTCACGACAAGGTGGCCTCTTTTTACGGGCTGACTTCAGTGAGTCGGCGTGAGAAGGTGTTGGACGATTTCCAAGACGAGGACAGCGAACTGCGGTTCTTTGTGTCCAATCCGCACACCGGCGGTCGTGGGTTGACGTTGACCGCGGCGGACACCATGATTTTTTACTCGAACAGTTATGATTTGGAACTCAGGTTGCAAGCCGAGGACCGCATTCACCGGATCGGACAGACTAAAAGCTGTACTTACGTGGATTTAGTGGTGCCGGGGACCGTGGATGAGAAGATATTGGAGTCGTTGCGTAAGAAAGTGAAGATTAGTAATGAAGTATTAGGGGAGGTTAAAGAATGGCTGGTGTAAAGAAACAGGAAATGTGGTACCAACTTGATTTGTTTAGTAAAGAGATCAGAGTGCCGAGTGAACATGACGGGTATTGGCATGACCATATATGGGGGATAAAGAAGGAGAGGGCTTTGGCGAAGGAAAAGAAAGAAGAGAAGGTTGATTTGGTGAACCAACCGCCGCATTATAAGAAGAATAAAGTGCAAGCGATAAAGGTGATTGAAGCGGGGCTCGGGGACCAGGGATTCCAAGACTATCTTCTTGGGCAGGTTTTTAAGTATCTTTTGAGGTTTAAGCACAAGGGAAAACCGATCGAGGACCTAGAAAAAGCCGAATGGTACCTAAAAAGGCTCAAAAAGAAGGTAAAAATGTTATATGGAAATAAGTCCGTCTAACATATATCTAATATAATATCGAAAACCCTATATACACTACTTTTCATCAAAACATTATATCTTAGATGGATTTTTGAGTTTTTCAGAGAAACTGACTATCAGGCGCAACGAAACTTTTTCATATAATATGGAGTATTTTGCCTCTAATATAAGCTATATAGGGTTTTCAATGTTATATGGGCCGTCTAACATTCATCTAACAATATAAGGAAAAAGGGGTGTTTTTGCGCAAATGCCATAGTAAAAAACACATATTTTTATGGGACACAACTTATGGTCTAATGTTTTTGCCCTTATTTTATAGTGGTTTCAGCGTATAAGACTGCTCTTATGGGCTTTACTGTGGCTATTTTACTGCTAAAATCGGACAAATGAACACTGTTTCTGGCAACCCTACTGGGCAAAACACTAAACACCTCACTGACAAGCAAAAAAGGTTTGCCAGAGAGCTTGTTTACAATGATGGTACAAAAACAAAAACCGAGTGCGCTGTTGAGGCAGGTTACGGTAAGTCAAGCGCACACGTTAGAGCCTCAGAGCTAACCAACCCTCGAAAATTTCCCCTGGTTGTTCGCTATATACAGGAATTACAAAAAGAACTGCAACAAAAGTTTGATGTCACTTTTGACAGGCATATAAAAAAACTAGCTGAGATTCGAGACCAAGCCATTGATAAAGGCAACTTAACGGCAGCAGTATCGGCAGAAGTGCAAAGAGGCCGTGCCGCCGGATTGTATGTGGAAAGAAAAGAAATAAGGACGGGAACGCTCGAATCCTTAAGCGAGAAAGAAATTAAACAAAAGATTGATACTTTGCTCGCTGACTACCAACCCTTAATTGCCGCAGAAGAAGCTGTGTTTGAGGAAGTGGAATGATGTTTATTCCTCCATCCCCGTTACTTTTTTAGCATAGTCCTTAAACTCAGGGGTCATGCCCGTTGCTTCAGGCACAGGTTTTGAGGTATCGTATTCGTTCCACTCAAAAGTTAGGCCCAAAGAGTCTTCTAGTTTGTTGGCGATCCTTGCTTTGCTGTCTATCGGGCAGTCAATACATAAGCGATAGTTTTTCTTTGCCCCCTTTTGACCGATTCTAAGGAAGGGGAGCAGGTCATGTAGTTGGTTCTGACTAAAGGCCTCTATTAAACTTGCTGCCTGGTCTATTTCTAACAATGCTTTTTGTCTAATCACTCGTTTTCTCCGCGTAAATGCTCAAGGGAGCGTTTTTTAGCCAGCTTTAGATCGGTTGTTCCAAGCCTAACAGCTTGTCCCTTATCATTAATGAGCCTGTACTCGTTGCTTTTGTTGTCTTGAATGAGTCTGTGTGTTTCTTTAACCATTGCGCGTTGCCTCCTTTTTGTTAAATTCATCTACTACAAACTGATGGTTTTTCCTGAAGTAAGAAAAAATGTTTTTGTATTCCCGTTGCCCGTTTTCCCTTCTCTCCCTACAGTTTTCGTCAAACATGTTTCGTACAAAGTGTTTAAAATTCGGTTTTTGTGTGTAGTGAGCCTGTTCTTTCTCAAATAAAGGCAGTTGTTCCTGTATCGCTGTCATTTTTCTTCTTCTCCAATAAAAATCTTTTTAAATGATTGCTCAAACTTGTCCGTTTGTCCAGTAAAGTGTTGTTCCCGCTCGTTTTCTTGTTCTTTACGGAGAACAGCTTTTGCTCTACTAATAAGCAACGCACTTACATTAGGTTCTTTATCTCTGCCGAGACACCTCCATTTATCTTCTATGGGTTTTCCTGTCTGTTTGTCCAATTCAAAAGAACATGTGCCTCTGCCCCAACCAAGAAACACTCGTCCTTTTCCTTCCCTTCCGTACGAAACCTTTGCGCTATTGCTCATCAGACTTTTTCTCTAGTTCTTCTACGTCTATAATCCTTTCGTCATTAAAACCATAATCTAATCCGTTCCCCGTTATTTTTTCATCGTCAGAATCGTAGTCGCCTTCATAAAACTTATTTCTAGCCTCATCTTCATTCTCAGCTTCGATTGTTATTTCAGCAAACCCTGTCCAACTCGTTGTAAGTAAATATTTACTCATCAGCAACCCTCCAACACTTGTTTTCTTTCTAGTTCAATTTCTTCACCTGTTTTCCTGTCAAGATAATCCTCCAAAGACTCAGACGCCTCCTTAACAACCATCACGAAAGGCTCTCCCTGTCCTCCGTTATACCAAGCAACATAATCATCTTCACTAGGATGTATGCCACACTCGTCTATTAGTTCTTGATGCCATTTCTCCTGTTCCTTTTCCAAGTCAACTGTTTTAGCCTCAGTTTCAGAATAAACTTCATAATCGTGACCGTACTTGGAATTTTTTATTAAAATACAAACTTTCATTTGGACACCTCCTCATTGGACTGTTTATTAAAACAGTCCAGTAAATCTTCTCTGATAAAGGCAAACTCATCTTCAGATTTTTCCCTAGTTAAACCAAAAGATTCAAAAAGAGCCTCTAGTTTTTCAGTCAACTTGACAAAACCATCACTAGATAGGGACAGTTCGGTGTCCGTTTCTCCTTCTTCATCAACCCAGTATTCAAAGTCTGTGCTTTTATCAACTAAATGGTCAATTAGTGTTTCTATGTCCGTTTCCATTTCTTCGATACAATCAAAACAATAAACTCCATCAACCATTTCTTCATTTATATATGGGTTAGACCTACCTTCGATACATTCCGTTGTTTCTGTAGACAACAAGAAAATCTTGTCGCACTTATCACAAACCCTCCTGTTGTTAAATACTCTTAAATCACTCATCAGACACTTCCTCCCTTAAACTTTCTGTAAACTCAAAAGCGTCCTGTAAATGAGAGTTGTCATCAGGTATATTAAATTCCTGTTGTATTTCTTGTAGTGCTACATGAACCCCCTCCAACTTTTCATTTGCAATAAACTCGTTCCAAGTTAAATGCTTGTAATGTTGTTTATGCTTTCTTACTAGATATTCCATATCAGTTTCAATATGTGTTTTAATACTCATTATTCTTCCCCCAATTATTTTTTGAATAAACACCAAGAATCTCGTCCATTCTCCGTTGAATGAAATACATTCTCGGCTCGTGTTGTGTGATTCCTAAATCGTCAGCTTGTTTGGTTGCCTGTATTCTGGCTTGGTCAAACTGAAGGCTTTGCACCTTTAGGAAATGTTTTAGGTTGTCGGTTATTTCACTCATCAGACACTTCCTTTACTTCTAATACTTCTTCCTTGTCAAAACCATAGTTAAGACCATTCCCTGTTTGTTGTTCTTCACTAGGATCATAGCTTCCCATAGCTACAAATTCTCTAGCCTCCTGTTCATCTTTTGCATCTACAATAATTTCAGAATAGCCAATCCATTTTGTATACACTTTAAATACTTTCATCATTGCCCCCTTCATCACTACCAATTTCTTTGAATGTTATTTCAATGCGATCATCAACATGAATAATTGTTTCTACTTCACAGGCTTGCAATTCATAGTGTTTTAAGAAATAGACAACTATTTGTTCGTCATTTTCTCTTGAGTCTATAGCATCTGCAATATCATCTAATCTTTTCATTTAGACACCTCCTCAATATCACAATTAACTATATCCCCATAATCTGAAAGGTTGTTAAATTCTTCTTGTGCTTTTTCTTCGGTTTCTGCCTCAACATAAGAAACTAAAGTCGTGGTTATTTCATATTCTTTTAACTGTTCATTCATCAGTCACCTCCTTAATATAAGGACTAAAAGCCTTTACCATTTCTTTGTGTTCGGGATCGAGTCTGAGCCAATGTTCGTAGTCCTCTAGTGTGTCAGTTGGATAATCTTTTACTATTTCCCAAAAAACCTCGTCAGGATTTAAGTGTCTTTTCCCTGATTCTGACTCAAACAGTTTGTAAAATTCTTTTTCCAATTCTTCGTTGGCAAAATGATAATTCTCACTACCCACCTCTCCGCAAATATCGCCGCCCTCTACAACAAACCATTCCGCAGAAGTACAGTTAGGTTCAATGATTGGAGTTAAGGAAAAGTCGTCTAAAGAGGGTATGTATAAATCCCCCCATTTATACTCGTAGCAGATATAGTTTTTTCTGTCTGTTGTAAAGTGTTCAAAAAACAATCCGCACCATTTATAGATGGGTATTTCAGTATCTTCAATTACTTTAATTTTGTCAATCATCAGACTCTCTCCCCATCTTCATCAAATAATCCGTCAGCCTCTATGCGATCATCTTTTGCTTGTTTTAAAATCCAAGCGTACCAATCTTCCTCTATCTCTTTTATATCTTGCTCAGTAACACTCAGACTACCTAAATCTTGTGTGTAATATTTTGGTTCTGGTTCACTCATCATTCTTCCCCTCTAAATGTTTATCCCAATATGTCCCTCTGTCCCAAACCAATTTAGAACTCATCAAAAGTTCGTCAAAGTTATCGTTTTCAATAATGATCTCCTCAATATCTACCAAGTCTATGATGACATAGTTGTAATCCGTTGGATCGCCCTCAAAACCCATGTTATGACCAATGCAACTGAGAAGAATATCGTCCAATGTTCCTTCGGTTAAATCTTCGGCATATTCGTGAATGAATCTGTCGTCAACATACTCATAGTATTCGTCCTCTTTGTCTTGTTCAGAGGCTTTTTGTTCTAGTGCCTCAAGATTACTGTTCGGCATATGTAGGAACATGTTTCTGTTCCCCATTCCATATGTTTCAAATTGCGCCCAATAGGATTTTCCTTTTTCTAGTATTGGTTCACTCATGGTCTGTCTCCCTCTTGATATTCACTAAAATATTTCTCAAAATCTTTTGTAATATCGTACTTGTAGTCATCACGCCATGTATCTGATCTCTCAAGTCTTAAATACATTACTGTTTCGATACAGCCCCCTAGTTCTGCAAAAACCTCATCGGGATCAAGTCCCCAATATTTTTCTTCATCACTATTCACAAGACTGTTGTATTTTTTCTCTGTTTCTTTGTCAGAAAACTCAATCGTTTTATAAATGTCCCATAGATCATCTAAGCACCAACCACGCCACTCATACCATTGTCCTCCGCCAAACTGCTCGTTTGTTTTTTGGTCGCAAGGCTTAAGTACGCACCCGTTTTCCCACTCTGCGTTCATTTCATCTAAATTGATACTTGCGTATTTGACTTCGTGAAAACACCGATTCCCCTCGTTTTTGCTTAAATGTATAGAGTCGTAATTTTCAACGTAAAACACAGACCACTTTTTGACTTCGTAAAAGCGTGTTTCGTGTGGTGTTCCTTCATGCGCAATAGTTATGTTATCCATCTTGTTTTCCCCCTTGCTCTAACTGTATTCTGATCGTCATTCTTCCATGACCTGTATCAATCAGTATTCGGTCAATTATTTTGCCCATATGGTATTCCGTTTCCGTCAACCCCAAACCTTTGAAGTTCTCAGTTTCGTCTGCGCCCAACAAGGCTTTCCAATGAAAATGTATTTCTTCCGTTAGACTCATATCAACCCCTTCCCCAGACTGTAGAAATCATCAGCCCATTTCTTTCTTAAGCCTTCTGTTCTGTCGTAGAGTTCGCAAGACAGATCAACCAAACATTCCTCTCCAAAGTTCCACGTTTCCCATGAAATCCAGTCCCCGTTCTCAAACACGATCAACTCGTGCGAAGGCAAGTCCCATGTCTGTAAATCTTCAATGACTTGATCGATGTCATATCCCCATGCTCGTTCTTCTGGCTGATCTCCACAATCCTCGACCTTCTGCATGTTGTACCTAAACTTGATTTTGTCCTTCTTGGACTGTTCTAAAATTGTTCTGAGTAAAGACTTCATCAGACACCTCCTTTGAAAAAAGTGTTTGGTCGGAGAAGGTGGACTGAAAGATCACCACTATCAATCATTTCTTGTAGGGCTTTATCGCTGTCCGTCATACCGCCTTCTTGGTCTTTGGGATTGTAGGCGTCAACAAGAATTGCGTATCCCATGTCTTGAATAAGATTTAAGGCAGATTGACTTAGTGTTTTTTGGTTGGTTAGTTTTGTAAACTTCTTTGCTGTCTCACACTTGGGATAGCAAAGATCGTTGCCATATACGGTTTTGTAATATACTCTGATTTGTAATTCCATAATTTATCCTTTTTATCTTTTATTATACAGACAAGTTATGCCTTTTTCCACTCATATGTCCCATAAAACAAAGACTTACGAAGACATTCCAATTTACTGTGGCGACTCTCGAAACTAATTTCTGGCAACAGGTAAAGAAAAATCTGCCTAAATATCGTTGGGTTAGGATAGAGTCTTGGGCAACACAAGGCGTACCTGATTTGTTGGGTTTTACTGAGGAAGGAAGATTGTTCACGGTTGAGTTAAAAGTAAGCAGAAGTAATCGCATATCAATCTCACCACACCAAATAGCCTTCCATGTTGAAAGGGAAGATTGTCCGTGTTTTATCTTGGTCAAGCGGTTCTCGGAGAGTAACCCCCGAAAATCTGAGGTGTTGGTGTATGCAGGTGGGAAGATACGAGAGGTTAGTGAACAGGGGACAAGGATTAACCCGCTTGTTCGCCTCTCGTATCCGCATGACTGGTCGCTGATCGAAAAAGTTTTCGATAACGCTTGACTGATGGTGAAAGACGGAAAAAGCGGAACGCCCGTTCTTTCACCATCAACAAAAGACCCCGCTCCTCCGCCCGTTCTTTTACCATTAATTAATAATGTTACCCGTGGTTCGTGGACGGTATAGACAGGGGTTGTTTTTGATTGGATCGAGGACATGGGCATTAGATTAATTCCAACTGATCAGCGCCTTTCTTTAAAATGCCAGTCTTGATGACTTTCCCGTCAACTTTGAATCGGTACTCTCTCGATCCGTCCTCGTGTAGGCGGTGCGTGATGCTATGCTCTACGAATTTATAAGAGTTCATTGATGAAGTGCCAACCCTGACTTCTACATCTCCGTGATCTCTGACTCCGTAGGACTTCCCGCCTTTATAAATACATGAATTGATAATGTTCCAGATTGGGTATTGTTTCATTTTATTTACCCTCCGTGCTTGGTATAAGATGACCGTATTTTTCTATAAAGTCATTGTATAAAGTTTCCTTTGAGCCTTTGATACCGAAGTATTTCTTGGCGTCTGATACTTTCCAATGTCGGTGTGGTTTCATTCCAAACTTGCACCACATGGATAAGTCCCTTTTGGTTATGACTAGATTCCAGTATGCAATTGGCATGTCTTTGCCATTAATATTAATGGTCTCATCGGAACACATGTCTTTTATAAACGGTGTTATATTCATTTGTTTTCTCCTTGTTTACAAATATTAATTTACTCTCTAAGTATAGCAATTTATGGGACTGATTATATAACTAATTGATGGTGAAAGAACCCCACGCAGTGGGAAGGCGGAACGCCCGTTCTTTCACCATCAATTAAACACCCCCCCCCTCATAAATGAAACAAGGCCCGAAGGCCCTGGTCCACTGACAATATGTTTTACTCCCCTTGTCAACATTTTGTGCATTTCAACAGATGTTTGATATACAAACGCAACCTTTCTAATTGATAAGAAACATAACTTTGTTCTTCCTTAAATCTAAGTAAATGATGTTCGTCTGCGATTATTAGTTCTTCCATTTGTCTACGTTTCATCCGGACTCCTTTAATTTATGCTGATGTAAAGTCGGTCATCACGCCAAGCAGAAACATAGACTTCGGCCATAATTTCTTCGTCTACATCATCTCTGCCTTCATAGTTTTCTGCGCTGCGCGTAAAATCGGAAACCAGTTTCTTCACTATTTTTTTGCTGACCTGAATTGAGTCGTGTGGTGCAAAGTAGTTGTTGGTTTCGCCTTCAAAGGCTCTAATACCACTAGCAACCCTTACAATCTTAACCTTCCTCATTCTCACAAGGGCATCAAGTTCTTTGGGAGTAACCCTGATAGTACCAGAGGTTGTTTCTTCCATCTCCCCGTCATAGTTCTCCTTCATTCTTGGGGCGGTTGCGTTTTCTATTTTTGTTTTGAGTGTGTTCATCATAGTATGCCTGCTTCTCCGTCCTCTAAAAACTTTCGGACAGCTTTTATGAGTGCGCCCCAATGTTTATCAGTAAATATACGTTCGTCTAATTCACTGATAGAAATTGGCCAGTCTATTACATTGTTTTGTACTTCGATCTTGAAATTAAGATCATAAATTCTTGGTTTCATTGTTTTTCCTTGTTTAATTGAACTGAGTATTCAGTATAACAGAAATTGTCCCATAATATCGGCATATATTAGAATAAAAACCCTTGACAATTGATGGTGAAAGAACGAGATAAACAAAGTATTCTCTGAACGAGGTACTTTGTTTTTTGTTGCCCGTTCTTTCACCATCAATTAAACACTCTCTCCTTGGCCGTTGCGCGGTGAGCAGTAGTTTTATTGGGTTGGGTAGTTTGTTGCATAATCTTACTCCTTGTTAATTGATTACATATTAAGTATATCATTATTTATGGGACAATGATATAATAAGGGTACAACAAAACAAGGAGATAACATGGACAAAACATTTAAAGAAGAACATGGCTACACTTGGTCTGAAGGTCAAAGAAGATTAAGAAAGGCCAAAGAAAAGACCGCTTGGAATAAATATCATATGCTCAAATATCTTGAGGAAAAAGGCATTTACAATCTTAGCGACCTAAAGGAAGCTTTAGGGGAAAAGACAGCAAGATCATGTTAGTCTTTGAGATACTGATACTTATTGCTGGGCTATCTGCTTTATGGCTCGCCTTAGTAATCGCCGCCCCCTTACCAATAACACTACTCATGTACCTTTCAGCTTTCGCCCTTCTTTTCTGTGGAATTATGTTAGCCGTAGAGCGTAGACGATAACCCACTAATAGAATGAACGCACGGTCGTGCGTTCATTCTATCCACTAACGAAAAGAAAATAGCTTTGATATGGGGATCCTATTGAGCAAAAGCCAACGAGCGTAGAGCAACAGCCTTGATGACATGATCAGCAAGCGTAGCGCTGCTGATCATGTCATCAAGGGGAAGGATCGAGACAGAAATTCTCAGGTGAAAAAATTTGGCATTTTTTTGTTAGGAGTCCCTTCCTCAAAAAATTTTATATTTTTTTCTAGGAGTCCCTGGTCCCCGGAAAAATGTTGTATACTAAAAAATATGGTAAAATCAAACACTTGCCTTAAGGAGAGACACTATGGCTTCTGAAAACACTAAAAAACTAACCCCCCAGAAAGTGGGACAATACTGGTATAATCGGGGGTTTAGAGACAAGGAGCTGCAACGTCGGGTTGCGGACACCCTAGATAGAAAGGAACTGGTTGATGACAACACTGAAGTCTGCAAAGTCTGCGACTAAAATAGACACCGGAAAGCTGTCCGAGCTTTATCCGGATGCTGCAAAAGAGCTACTGGGACTGCAAGTGGCGTTGCAGACCAAGACCTTGCAACGCGAAGGGCAAGAGAGCTTTTTAACCTACATTAACCACATGTGGCCTGACTTTATTGAAGGGCGACATCATCAGATTTTTGCCGAAAAACTCGAACAAGTGGCTCGTGGAGAGCTAAAACGGCTAATTATTAACATGCCACCCAGACACACTAAGTCTGAATTTGCTTCCACCTATTTTCCGTCATGGGCCTTGGGCCGCAATCCGAAGTTGAAAATCATGCAAATCACGCACACCGCGGAATTGGCCTTTCGTTTTGGACGACGAGTCAGGGACTTGATTGATTCCGAGGAATATCAAGGGGTTTTTCCGGGTGTGGCGCTGAAACCGGATTCAAAATCAGCCGGACGCTGGGAAACCAACGGCGGCGGCGAGGCCTTTTATTCGGGTATCGGCGGTGCCGTGACCGGTCGGGGAGCGGATATTTTGGTCCTCGATGACATTCACTCGGAACAAGACGCCTTATCGCCCACGGCTCTGGATAATGCCTGGGAATATTATTCTTCAGGACCACGACAACGATTACAGCCCGGTGGCGCGATTATTATCGTGATGACACGCTGGAGCACTAAAGATTTAACCGGCAGACTGCTGAACAAACAGGCTGAAGAGCACGCCGACCAATGGGAAGTGGTGGAATTTCCCGCGATTATGCCCAGTGGCGACGCGTTATGGCCCGAATATTGGACCTTGCCGGAACTGGAAGGGGTCAAAGCCTCGCTCCCGGTGTCCAAATGGGAAGCCCAGTGGATGCAGGACCCGACTTCGGACGAGGGCGCGATCCTAAAACGCGAGTGGTGGAAGATTTGGGAGGAAGAACGGGTGCCCAACATGCAGTTCGTGATTCAAAGCTACGACACCGCGTTCTCGAAAAAGGAAACCGCGGACTTTTCAGCGATTACCACCTGGTGCGTGTTCTATCCCGAGGAGGGTGGCGAACCTAATTTACTGCTTTTGGATGTGCGCAAAGGGCGTTGGAACTTTCCGGAACTTAAAAACGAGGCGTTTGAACAATACGAGTATTGGGAACCGGATATTGTCATCGTTGAGGCCAAAGCCAGTGGCCTACCGCTCACTCACGAACTTCGGCAAACCGGGATACCGGTGCTCAATTATTCGCCGAACAAGGGCCAGGACAAGATTGCCCGAGTCAACGCCGTTTCCCCGCTTTTGGAAGCCGGTATGGTCTGGGCCCCGGACAAACGCTGGGCGGACGAACTGATCGAGGAATGCGCTGCTTTTCCCTTTGGCGACCATGACGACTTGGTGGATTCCACCACTCAAGCGCTGATGCGTTATCGACAAGGCGGCTTTATTGCGCTAGAATCAGATGAGTTAATGGACAGCGATTACACACCACCAAGAAAGGAATATTACTAATGTCAGGAATTGCAGCACTACGACAACTACTGAAACGCGGACGCTATGACAACGACGCTATGTACGATATTTTAATGAAGCAGCAACAGAAAGGCTACACCAACCTCAACAAGGCGGAAAAGGCACAATACGACCAGCTTTACAATATCTTTGGGCGCGACGCAATGGAAACCATGGAAGGTCGTCTCTTTCACGCATTGGGTGGTAAATACCCGGAACTGGACGACATGGTTAAAGGCGGAAAATATTTGGACGACGATGTTTTGACAAATATGTTCAACAGAAAAATTGATTCGGTGATTGATGATTTTGCTGCACGCGCAGACGACTTAAAAGGCGCCAAGAACCCAGATGAAGAAGCAATATCTTTGCTTGAGGAATTAATGGAATATGATCTACCGGAACTACTAAATGAAAGAAAAAGCATTAACGACATGTCCGGAGGATTTTTTGCAGACGACATGATGACCGTGGACCCCGAAGGACGGTTGGATGTGCTGGTGGACGCGGTAGAAGACATGTATACAAACGCTTATAGCGGTGTTGATGTTCCTTATATGGAAGCGTCGGTAGTCGATGAATTGGGAGCAGCTATGTCCCCCGATTATTTAAGACACAATCTTCTAGGAACAAAAAGACACCTTAACTCACTTCCAGAGACTCAGATAAAACACAAAAAGACATCCGGCACCGGGGAGGACATGGATTTTTGGGACGAAGATTTAGGCGGTGATAGGGGCATACAGGACAAAGACCCTAGTGATATTAGGTTTGATGCAACCTATGGCAATGTGGCCAAGGAAGGCAAATACACCCCCACGGAACCTTTGGACCCTTCTTTCGATGCAGCCCTAGACCCTTCTTCTGGGGAGTGGCAATATC